TAAGCCATTTTTGGACATTTATTTTTGTCCAAAAAGGAAAAACCAAACGACTTTTGGAAAACACCACTTTTTTCCTTTTATATATATTATTGATTTTCCTACTTAAAGACACTTACATACCGAGTTTCTTTAAGCTAATTTATAAATTATTCCCCTTCACAGATCTAAGTAGCATACATCAACCCACAATTACCTCCCACGAAAGTAACCATATTTATTCTCTCTTCAAAGAATATCAAATTATAATTATAATCATAAATTCTCCATGTCGGCTTGTTAATACCTATTATATTACCTGATTGTGGGTCGCAAATAACCAAAGATTGTGCTTGAGGATCTAATGGAGGAACTATCGTAACTAATTCCAGTTCAATTGTTGAAAACATACTCATGTTAATTGCGCCAGACGGCTGTAAATCAAATGGCGATGTATGCAGTCCAAAATTGTAACAATATAATCCATCTGGTGCGTTCCCAGAGGTGCGAATATACTTTTCAATATAGTTATAAATACCGCTTGGTTGAGAATTTTCTCTGTATGCGCCGTCCAATAAAATACCCATATTCAATAATATATTTTTTTGATTTTCAAAATTATAATTTCCAGTAATATAGTTTCCAGTTGATTTACCGTCTGCGTTTACACCTGGCCCAATATCAACTACTGTAGTAGAACCATCTGGATTCGTTCTTACAATTTCAAAAGTTCCAGATGATAATGCGGGTGTAATATCAATGGGTAAATATCTATATGGCCAATTTGTGTAATTACTCCACTCATTTCTTAAATTCGCATCACTTCGTTGCATATAAAACATATACGTTGATATCATACCAACTGAATCCAACTGAACTTTATTCGACCCCGTCACATTATAAAAAATATTTTCTCGAACTTGTTTGAATAAATATTTCTGTTCTTGAAGCGCAAATACTCTAGACTCGTCGTTAGATAGAAAACAATATGTGCAATTTAAATGCACATCTGAATTCCACAACGTTCTTGTATCTACATAAGATCCGACTCCCAATTCAACATCAGGAGGTGTTTGTAAAAATCGATAAAATTGCATGTAATATTGATTAAAATTTGGCGCAATATACGGATAACTATTTGCACTGTCCATCACATCACGAATTTGAAATAGTTCTTGTATAGGACGCATTGTTACATTTATCTGCAGTTCATTATATTGAAGTGCGGTTAAAGGAAACGCCATTTGACTCTTCATATTGAACCACGCGTTCAAAGGAATATATAATGTTCTGGCGCGGATGGAAGGCTCGGCTCCAGCAGGATCGGGTGTATAATACGCATTTGGATATGCGTTTACACGAGTACCAGAATTAGCAGGATCGTTTAATTCCGGTACATTTCCAATCATCTTGTCGAATAGTGCCTTTTTTTCAGCTGAAAAGTCGCGCTGAACCATTGCGAGCAAATATGCACCCGAAAATTCTTGTAGTGTTTGATTTCCACAAGTAATTGTAATATTAGAAATCATTTGAGCGCCGATATTTTCAATCCAGCGAAATTCATATGGCGCCCATACGCCTGAATTTGTAGCTTCGGATTCTTGGTCTGTATTTGGTGGCATAATAGGCGACCAAATATTTGGGAGTTCTACACTGATATAACAATCATTCAATAAATCCGCATATCTTTTTACTTTAAATGTGAATATGGATTCTTCGGATAACCGTAAAGTGCGCGCTCCCTCAAAATCTAACCGGAATTTTTGAAGCGCAAAATTAGTATAACGCATCCAGGTCGATTTCCAAAATGTTTTTTGTGGTGTTCCAGTTAAAATGATATTTTGTTGACTTTGTGAGACAAGTTGTAATAAACCGCCAGCCATATTTAGTTATACTATACAAATAATATATATTTATACCCTTTTACATTTTTGGACAATTATGTTTTGTTTTGTTTTGTTTTGTTTTGTTTTGTTTTGTCTAAAAATATTTTTATAATTTTTATGTATTTTTAATTATATAATTATACTATAATAATAAGATATAGACAATATGCTAGTAAATCCAAAATCATCAAACGCAATAGAAAATACGATGAATAAAATAATGGCACTTAAGGAAGATACAGCCGCAAATATAATATTAGCATTTATCATACTTATTGTCATTTTTGTAACAATATATTTATGGCGTATGTCGAAGCTACAAACAACAAATTGTTCAGCAATAGATAAACTTTACTCTAAAATAAATGGAAGTATTACCTCTTTAAATAAAAATGACCCTAACTGCAATTATTTATTTAGAGATTATTATATCAAAACCGCATATAATTGCTGTAGCACAGGCACATATAAAAATGATTTTGTATCAACGTGCGCTCTTAAAGATATTTTGAAACAGGGTGTTAGAGGATTAGATTTCGAAATATATTCGGTGAATAATCTACCAGTTATTGCAACAAGCACAGTAAAAAGCAATTTTGTTAAAGAGACATATAACTATGTTCCGGTATCAGAAGCTATGAATATTATTGCTAATTACGCGTTTTCAGGAAGCACCGCTCCCAACCCAATGGATCCTATTATACTTCATTTCAGATTTAAATCTACCAACCCGGAAATGTATAAAAATTTAGCGGATATTTTTAAACAATATGACTCGATGTTTCTTGGACCGACTACAAGTTATGAAAATAATGGTAAAAATATGGGAAATCTAAAACTAATAGACTTACAAAAAAAAATAATTGTTATTGTCGAAAAATCAAACAACAGTTTTATGGAAAACAAGGAATTTTATGAATATGTGAATATAACGAGTAATTCTATTTTTATGCGCGCCTTAACATATTATAGTGTAAAAAATACACCGGATATCGTAGAACTTCAAGATTTTAATAAACAAAATATGACTATTGCAATGCCTGATAATGATTCATCTAATCCTGCAAATGCAAGTGGTATTGTTTGTAGAGAGACAGGTGTTCAAATGACCGCAATGAGATATCAATTGAATGATGTCAATATACAAGAGAATGATTCCTTTTTTAATAAATCGGGATATGCGTTTTGTTTAAAACCAGAACGATTGCGATATATACCTGTCATTATTCCTGATGCTACTCCACAAAATCCGGCTCTTTCATTCCAGACAAGAGAAGTGAAAGCGGATTATTATAGCTTCAACATTTAGAAACAATGAATACAATCATAATAATACTAATATTATTTTTTAGAAAAGATAATATTATATACAGATAATATACAGACAAAATAATATGAAAAACAAAGTATGTGATAAAGGTTTATCATTTCAAGATTGTGAATTGGCCATTTTACGAACAGTAGTGGACAAGGCAGAAGAAAAAATTGGAAAAGCATCTGTAAATTCACCTGAAATTAAACGAATGATTGAAATCGTAGAGAATTTTATCAGGTGTAAAAAACTCATTGTATATGGCGGAACCGCGATAAATAATATATTACCAAAATCAGACCAATTTTACAATAAAGATGTTGAATTATCTGATTACGATTTTTTTAGTACAGACGCATTAGGAGACGCAAAAGACTTAGCAGATGATTATGTGAAAGAGGGATTTCTTGAGGTGGAGGCAAAATCGGGTCAACATCACGGTACATATAAAGTGTTTGTTAATTTTTTGGGTATGGCTGATATAACCTACGTACATAAAGATATTTATAATGCCCTTAAAAATGACTGTGTTAAAGTTAATGGTATTTTATATGCGCCTCCCAATTTTCTTAGAATGTCAATGTATTTAGAATTATCCAGACCTGCGGGTGATGTTGGGCGATGGGAAAAGGTATTAAAGCGTTTGACTTTACTGAATAAAAATTACCCGTTGAAAGGAACACATTGCAGTGATATGGATTTTCAAAGAGATTTGGTTGCTAAAAACGACCAAGAGAAAATATATAAAACCGTGAGAGATTCGTTTATACAACAAGGTGTCGTTTTTTTCGGGAGTTATGCAATTTCACTATATTCACAATATATGCCAAAAAATTTAAGAAAACAATTAGAACGTGTGCCTGATTTTGATGTATTGTCCGAAGAACCTGATAAAACAGCGAACATTTTAAAAGAACGATTAGAAGATGATGGTTATAAAAATATAAAGATTGTTGAAAGACAAGCCATCGGAGATATTATTGCGTCCCATTATCAAATATTAGTTGGAAAAGATACTATTGCGTTCATTTATAAACCTATCGCGTGTCACAGTTATAATATAATTAATATTGAAGGGCATCCATTAAAAATAGCTACAATTGATACTATGTTGAGTTTTTATTTGGCGTTTTTATATTCAGGGAGAGATTATTTTAACATAGATAGAATTATTTGCATGTCGCAGTTTTTATTTGTTGTTCAACAAGAAAACCGTTTAAAACAATCTGGATTATTAAAGCGTTTTAGTATTAATTGTTACGGACATCAAGAAACTGTGGAAGAAATGCGCGCCGAAAAATCCGAAAAACATAAAGAATTAAAAGGGAAAAGGGATGACCCGGAATTTGAAGAATGGTTTTTAAGATATAGACCAAGTGATAAAATGAAGGTGGAAAATAATCCAATACAGAAGAAGGATAAAATGAGTAACAAGGACAATAAGTACAAAACATATAAGAAAACTTATTCAAATAAGAAAACATCATCAAATAAGAAAACAAAAAAAAATAAAATGATGAAACGTATCTTTGGTAAAAGATTTACAAAGGGTATAAAAGGGAAAGAAAGAGGAAGAGGTGGTTTGTTTGTGTAAAAGTCCCCTATACTCTAAACAAATTTCTAAAAAACCCACTTGATTCTTTATCATTTTCAGCACTATCATTGTCTATAGTTTCCGAGTGTTCTTCATCCATTCTATTTACGCTAACCATTCTATTTTCATCTATCATTTTATTTACATCCGTTTTTGAGGTGTCACGAGTTAATCCTCGTAAAGATGTAGGATTTGACTGTGATTGTGATAACATAAGCATATTTGATGCACGTTTCGTTTCCATATCCTTTACTCTATTTTGAAGTTCCAATGTGAATTGTTCTTTTACGAGTTGTGTTTCCTTTTTTTTTACTTGTCTATATTGTGCTTCCATATCAAATTCTACAATTGCTTGAAGCTCTGTTTTCACTATGTGATTTGTAATATCAGATATTGAAATACCAACACTATTCATCATTTTGGCGTAATCATTATGAAGCGCCGTTTTTTTCGAAAAGTCCAAATCAATTAAAAAGTCATTTTTGCCAGTTTTTTTCGAAACATTATTTTTACATTCTTCATCTAGTTCTAATTTACTAATAGTTATTTCATCTTCTATACGTCTTCTTGCGTGATGTTCCGATGTGTAATTCAATTCAATATCTTTATTCAATAACGACAAATACATCATTTTATTGTCTCGTATTAGTTTTATGGCGTCTTGTCTTTCACTTCTAGGTAATTGCAGTTCTGTGGAAATATTGGTAATAAAGGATGTCCATTCTTGTTTTACTTGAATATATTTTTCTAAATTTTCTTGAATAAGTAATACTTTGATAACACCTGTAGAAAGGGTCAAAAAAAACGACATTACTGTAAATATTAAAGTTAGTACCATTTGTGTCTGTTCAGAAAATATAGAGCTTATTTGAGATACTCCAATAGACCCAGTTGCAGTTGTCAGCGCAATAGACTGAATTGTATTTATTCGAATAACCATACGATTATCTGCAATATTTTTCTCTAATACTTTTATGTAATGTGATCCTATGGATATCCATTTCAATAATGTGTTTGTATTCGTAACCGTCCAACTTTTATCTGTAATATTATCTGATGAATTTTTTGGAGAAATGGAATCATTAATATTTTTTGAATCTTTTATAACTGCTGATAGAGCACTCATAATTTACGATGTGAAAATAAATAGTTTGGACAATCTCATTACATTAGAAACAATATTTTTCTAATAATATCACATATACATCTTTAATAATTTTTAATATTATATTTGATATTATTTTGAAAATAACAGATTCATTTACACAACTGCGCCGCATATATCCAGATAAATATTTTTTTACAAGATAGTATATTCGTGCGATATAATATATAATATATTCCAAAATATGCGTTTTTATTTTATTATAAAACATATGCGAATACGACCAGTCTTCCACATAACTACACATTTGTGTATTCGTCTGTTTGATAAAAAATAAATGAATGTCTAATAATCCTGATAAAATACGATGAAAATTTGTTTTTTCATTCGTAACAGAATATATATATTTTATTTTATCACTACCAAATAAGTCTAAATATAAACATTTTTTATTTTGAACATACGGAAATATATATGGTGTGATTCCATCCATATATTTATTTTTGTCTAGTATTTCCCCAGTTGTTATCATTGGAATAAAACAAGAGCGCTGTATTGTTTCAAATATGTCATCTATATTTCGATATTTACTTTTTATTATTTTTTTCCCCTTTTTTACATTATAATACGATATATACACACGATTTGTCATTGTTTCACAAATATTTGTAGGTAATAGTGGTCTTAATTTTCCAAATACAGAATCAAACGCATTCAAATTATGTGAATGTTTTAGATGATGTAACAGTATT